GCCCTAGCAGCTGATGTAAACACGAATCGCCTGGCATCGCCACACCCAGCACGACCCTAGAAAAAACGCCCCTATGGGCTTCTACGGGCTTCCTAGCGGTGCTGTTGAATGCGTTGGTCTTGGCTTGGTGACACGGCTTGCACAAAGGTTGCACGTTATCGATGGTATTAGTGCCACCAGCTGCTAACTCGATGATGTGATCGACATCAGTTGCTCGGTCACCACACATCAAGCATGACCTACCCCATACTCGAAAGCATGCAGCCCGTAGGTTGCGCCATTGGGTGGTCGTTCCCTGGCTATGCGCTCGGCTCATGACCTGCCACTATGTTGTAAGCATCCATCAATCCTCGTTCGTATTTGTAATTGGCTGGATGTATGTCAAGTATGTAATCAGTCAGCTTGTCTAAGCGTTCCTTGTATGTTGCCTCAATAATGCTGGCCAATTCCTTTGCATCTTTGATCTGTTCTTGCAATGCCGTGTGGTCTTTCCTTAGATACTCAACCATCGCTACATATTCCAAGAGTTCATCGTGCTTTACCTGCACCCATCTCGTCATGATTTAGATCGTAACCTATACTTGCCACCCGAGCCGATAGGTGAGCAGGGAATGGCATTGGATCAAGCCACTCGCCACCGTCACCGCGTAGGTTTGGTTGGTCATGGGTGCTTTCGCACAATCGCGCCGTGTGCCTTAGTGCTGGGTGTGTCGATGCCAGGCGATTCGTGTTGACATCAGCTGCTAGGGCTCGCATTTCTGCTGGTTTCATGGGCTAATCAATCCATGTTGAGATACGCCATCTGACGGCGGTTCACCCGAGGATTAGTCGGGCATCAGTTATACTCTTGACTAGAGCGTGTGTGCTTGCGATGTTAGCATCGTTACGAGCGGCACGCGGTTGTTTCTTGGCATCCGCGTGTCGTTTGTTTTATATAAGGTCTGCTGGCCCTAGTTTTTCGTAAAACTTTTCCCAGTTACCACAACAATGTGTTACCCACATTCGCTCATTAGTGTCAGGATCGACACCGAAATCAACTGGTTCAAGTATTTTGGCGCATTGTGGGCATGACTGTGGCAGGTTTTGAGATGCTAAATAATGACCTCGTATCTTGCCCTCAATACTTGCCCAAACTGCATCACTTGAAATTGGTTCTTTCATAATGTTTTCCAATACCCTTTCGATCTCATCCACGATTTTGCCATTTCTCACAAAAGCCACACGGTTTGCCTATGTATACCCATCCACCGCAACCGCAGCGCATGATCTCTGATTCACTCACTAGCCAACTCCATCTGTGCCGGTACTATCAATGATCGCCATACCCGTGTAGGGCTAGCGTGTTTGCGCTTGTTATGGCTTGGCTCAAATACATCAGTTATCTCGATTAAGCCCTTTGTTTGTGCGTGTCGCATAACACCGCCCATCGCTCGGTTCTCTTTAGTTCGATAACCCTGTGCCTCGACCAGTTCGAGTACGTCATCAGCTGTGAAAGTGTCCCGAGTCTTTGCCAAGTGATTGATCGCTCGCATTGATGCGGCCCACCAAGTCCCATCAGCGTGTTCGCTTACCTGGGTAATCGCATCAATCTTGGCTGACATCCCATCGCGCTTGCATAAGGCGCAATACCTAGCCCCTCTTGGCTCACCGTGATCGCACATCAGGAACGATCCCAAATTGCCTCGCACCTAACCGATGCGCCTTTGTCACAACAAATCCAGCCCGCGTAAGGTGTGCCATCTTTCTTTAGCCCTGTTTTGCGATCCATAGGGCCATGAGCGCATACTGGCCGATTCAAATCAGGCTCATCGGCTAATGCCCAAGGGTCAATCTCTTTTGGTTTTGCTGGGCCAGGTGCTTGACGATCCTTAGCAGCTTGTACTTCCTGCTTAGATGCAATTCCCTTAGATAGTCCAAGCCCCAAAGCCGCTAGGCAACGCCCCCAGGCTGATGTTTCTAGGTTCTGCAATTCGCTGCCCCTTGTGTATGGGGTTTTGCCCTCGATTAGTTCAGCAGCTGTGCCAATGCCTGGTCGTTCGTCATTTGGTGTTCGGTAGGCGTAAGCGATGCCCCACATCATCAATGGCGAGCCCTCTAAGATTCCTTTGAACTCAAACTGCAATGAGCCATCGGGATACTTGGTATAAAACTCCTTAATGCGTTCTTGGACTGTTGTGTAAGCCTCTAAGTCAAAACCTGCCATTAGATTGCCCATCCATCTTTTGCCATTTGTTGCTCAATGTTTTCTGCGCTGTGCGCCCATCGCCAGTATCTGATCGATGCCTCTTTGCGCTTTTGTTCTTGATGACTATTTTCTATCGCCACACCGACAAGAATGCCGACGATGAAAAATAATCCAAACCCTAGTAATGCTAGTAGTCCCATGCCCTGTTTCTCTTTTCTATTTGTCGAGTTCGCTGGCTTTGTATCGCTTAACGCCACCGATGCGCTTTGGCTTTAATGCCCCTGACTTTTCCCACCTGATGAGTGTGCGTTCGCTCACCCGTAATTTGTCAGCTGCTTCTTTGGCTGTTAGATACTTTTCCATCTGCCCTCTTTCCTTAGTGACATAGTATGACAATGACTGACATTGTGTCTAGGTTATTCGTCGGGCGTGTCGTCATCGCGCAATGGCAGTGATACTAAATAAACCACTACCCCCACGACAATCAGTAACCCTGTGACTTTTTTTGCTGATCCATCTAGGGTGAAATACGCAATGAGCAAGCCCACATAGGTGTAAGTATCAGCGGTTATTGCTGAAACGTACTTTTTGAGCCATTTCATTATTTTATTCTCCTTATACTTGTTGCGATTTGACCGACTAGGACTGCACCAATGACAACGCTTTGAGATTCCTCACGCTGATCTGGGGTCATGTCCGAGCCAATATTCATAATTGCCTCAACCGATGCGGCCAACGCTTCAAAGCCCGGTATCGCCAGCAGCTGTGTCGGTACTTCCAAAGTCACTGCCTCTGGATTTAGGCTTGGGATCGGGCTTGGCACAGGGCTTGGCTCGATCGGAGTTGGTGATGGTTCGACGGTTGGTTCGGGTGTTGCTATCTCTGGCGTTGGCTCTTGTGTTGGTTCTGGTTCTGGTGTCGGTATTGGTGTGGGTTCTATCGGCAACACTGTTGGCTCTACTAGCACAGGGATGGGCAAGATAGATGTTGGAATTGGTTCGGGCTGTGGCTCTTGTGTGGGCATTGGTGTGGGTTCTAATGATGGCAAATCAGTTGGGCTGGGTGTAGTCAATGGCAAAGGCGTTGGCTCGATGGTTATGGTTTGGCTTGGTGATGGTGTTGGTGTTGGCACAATCCCTGCGTAGTACCGTAAAGGGCTATCAACGGGCAGTGAGTCACCGATGTAAATTGTGTAAGGGCCAGCGAAACCACCCTCACAATAGTGCCGGGCGATGTCTCCCTTATCGGCAAAATACTGGTTTGAGTTATCCCAACCAACCGAGCGAATCACCTGCTCGCCAGCTAAGTTTGCACAAGTAATTTCAGTAAACACGGTTTCGGCGTATGCGTTGGGCGTATGCACTAACATCGTGACCCCTACGATGAAAGCGACCAAAGCCACTCTCAAAGGTTTATTCATCAGACCAATTTGGCCTTAATCTGCCTGCCGTCTAGAACGATGGGCGCAGCTGAATCGTGCCAAATCCAAAATCCTACCGGCATTGATGGATCGCAATCGATGGTGTGTGACCAGTGCAAGTGGTACACCTTGCCATCCCAGCCGCCGATGTTCTTATCATCGTGACCAGTTTCATCTAGTTTGTCTGTGCCAGGGTAACGACCAAAGCGGCCACGCAATACCGAGCCATTCTTGCTAAACTCAACTCGCAGGATTGTGATCCATTCCCATTGGCCAGCCTTTGGCACTTTGTAGGCAATGCCTTTTGGGTACTCGACCCATGTCCATGCCTTTGGTGGGATTGACTGCTTAGACTTGCCAGAGTCAACTTTCCAAAGTGTCATTTTTCCAGGCTCTTATCGGCGTTGGTAAAGATGTCATTTATTTCGGCATCATCGAGTGAGCCGTCTTTTAGGAATGCCCGAGCAAGTCCCTCGATAACTACGGCCACGCCACCAATGCCAGCAATGATAATCGCCTTTGCTGGCTCTACACCTGCAACGGCTGATGCGCCTACGACTGACAGGCTACTAGCTGCAAAAACTGCAACCATTCTCAATAGGATGTTTTTTGTTTTGTTCATGATGCCAAAATCGCTTTCGGGTCGATGTCTTTACCTGCTGACCAACGGATGTTATCGCGCATTTCAAAATGCAAGTGTGGGCCTGATGAGTTTCCTGTGTTGCCGGACTCACCAACAATGTCGCCCTTTTTAACTTGTTGTCCGGGCTTGACTCTGACCTTGTTTAGGTGTGCATAAATAACCCAGCCACCATCAACCTTTTGCACAACCTGGTTGCCATAGGATTTGCCCCAGTTGGCGTTCTCGATTTTGCCGTCAGCTACTGCTAGGACTGGCGTACCCACTGGCACAGCAAAGTCAACGCCTGTGTGGTAGCCCTTTGACCACATCTTGCCTGGCTTTTTGTAGGCGGTTGTAATCTTGCCGTTCTTAATTGGTAAGGCCATGATTGCCCTTTCGTGTCATGGCCCTGTGGTTAAAATTATTCTGTTGGTGCTGGTGGTTGACTGGCTTCTAATTCAAGACGCTCTGCGTATTCCTCGTCAGTCATTTCGCGTACTAAATCATTGATTTGCAATAAAGGATTAGCCATTGTTTCCTACTTCTTGTATCCATAAACGGCGACTGTGCCGCCTGTAAAAGTTCCACTGCTTGAAAGTATTTGGAAACCCTCCATTTGAGTGGTCAAACCAAATCTTGCCACACCGTTATTGACGTAGACACGACCTGTATTGTAACCATTTGATGATTGATAAGTCATTGAGGTTTGAAAGGCTAATTGTGGCTTGTAAAGATCCAAAGACAAACCAAAATGTGATTGTGAACTGGATATGCTTCCCAAAGTGAAAGATGTTTCACCTGCGCCAAATTTATTTTCTGTCACGTTACTTGTGGAAAGGCCAACTGCGCCATACTCGTAATTGGCACTTGTCACTGGGCTTGTGCCATCTACTAACCTAAATAAAACATTTGTGTCAGTTGCGCTGCAAGCGTTAATGCTGACTACAATTCGGTAATTTGAATATGTGGAAGTGAAACAGTTGTCTATCTGAACACTGCTTACGGTTGTGCCAATAGTTGTTGCATTGACTAAAACTAAGCCACCACTGCCCAATCCAAAAACTGTTGCATCAATAGCATCACCCAACGCTTCAATGGCAGTTGCGCCATCTTTAACGTAGTCGGTGCTGGTTGGTACTGGCCAGCCGTAATTCGGGGTTGTTGTTGCCATTATAGATCCTGCCATTCTGTCGTACTAGGAGTATACCCCGCCCAAGTGAGCGTAGGGCTTAACTGATACCAAATAATCGATGAGTATGTCTCGGAATATGCCGAGCAAGTCAAAGCAAGTTCGGCGGTGTATCGGGTCAAGTTCCATGTGTAGCCTTCAACAAAGCCATCAAAGGTTGTGCCAAAGACTGCTGGCAATGCCGTCGTGTTAATCCGTAAGCCGTTGTATACGGCAGCTAGTGAGTCGCGTGTGGCATCGCTGACCGTTGGCGAGTGCAATGGGATCGTGATCTGTTCTGGATACATTCGTGGGTAAGCGCGTGACTCAATAAAGTCGGCGGCCTGTGCCTGGGCATCGGCTAGGTTGTGCAACTGGGTTGAACGTGTGCCTGATAGTTGGCCATAGAGGATGATTGATTGCTCATCGCGTGAGTTGGCTGATCCCGCCCGGTATGTCACAGTGGCATCGTTTACAATCTCGCCCCATTGCGCGGCGGTGCGTAAGCCTCTGGCCAAAATGTCATCCTCGGTAAGTTCCAAGGGTGTCGCAGTAGATCTGGCCAGGTAATCGTCATAATGTAATGCACCGCAACCACATTCCCAAAGCACACCGCGACCTGAATTAGCAGCTTGTGTCGCTAATGAGTAAGCATCGGTGACGCCATCGGAGTACGCTTGCAATTCGTATTGCCCAGGAACATCAACATTGGTCACTAAATCATCAACCAAGGCTTGGCCTACGGCATCGTAACTAGCCCATGTCGCACCTACTGGCAAGCCTGCCCAAGTAAGTGTGGGGCTGACATCATCCCATTCGGTCAGAAAAGCCTCGCTCAAAATGTTTAGAATTCGTGTACCATCAAACTCTTTGGCAAAATTAGCCGCACCGACTAGGCGGCGGTTCAGCTGTGCGAGTGGGCCAACGGCTGTGATTGTGTAGATAGCAATTGAGCCATCTGATCCATAGGCTTGCAGGCTGATGTCAATGTCCGAGATCGTGCCGTAAAAGATCGCCTGCGTTCCTGTCGTGCCTTTGTCAATCGAGATTGACACGGACTGACTCAATGCCACATCCAAAGGCTCGCTGGCATCAGTCCAAAGGCTTATCGATGCATAACCTGGTTGCGGTTGCTCGGTTACATCATTACGACCCATACGGATCGAGATCGATGAGATCGTCTGATCTGCGTATGTTGTAGCCCCACCAAAAGTGACTGTCGGATACGGGTCATACGTTGTCACAATGTTGCCCCAACAAGGTTGACCGCGCCTGTGCGCCTGGATGAATCTTGCAATAGTCTCTCGATGCTACGGCGAGCAGACTCGCCGTCGATAACACCGTTCATGATAATGGTCACGCCTTGATTGCCAGCGTCCGGGCGAATTGATCCCGATCCATTAGGAACAAACAGTTCAGGGCCAAACTCGCCAACGCGGTAAGACTCCCCACCCATTACTGATCCACCAGCTGCTCTTGCGCTTGGCCTTGGTGTAAATCCTGCCTCTGGGATGTTTAAGTTAAACGGGTTTTGAATGAATCGCAATACAGGCAATGCCTTTTGGTAAGCGTTTGAAACTGTGTTGATGGCGTTGGCAATACTTTCAAGTGATCCTGCTATCTGTTCCATCACACTGGCAGCCCCTGGGCCTCCATCTGTCACGGTTGAAAATAGGTTGCCAAAAGCATCTGCAACTGCTCGCAATGCACCGCCCAGGCTATTTGCGCCGTTGCCCTCAAAGTTGCCAGCAAGTTCTCTGGCGCGGTTACTCAATCCCTCTGGATCCTCGCCACTAAAGCCCTTGGCTACTTGATTCACGTTTTCAAGCAAGATTTTCATCGTTGGCAGTAATGCCACACCGATTGATTCTTTAAGTTCGCCCACACGCTCGGTGACAATAGCCAACTGGCCTGCATAGGTTTCGGTGTTGGCCTTAGCCGCGCCACCAAATAGGCGTACCAGTTCACCTTGTACTAAATTAAAATCGCCAGATTTCTTAATGGCATCATCTAAAGGAATGCCTAACTTTGTCAGCGCCCCAATGTTCCCGTTATATGCCTTGGCTAGGCTAAGTGACACGCTTTCTAAATCTTTATTTGTGGCTTGCGCTATGTCCATTGCAAGGTTGGTGAGTTGCTGGGCCTTGCCAACATCGCCAGTGGCTCGGGCTAGGTTAGCCAGTGCCGGGCGCAATTTTGTATCGGCTACGCCAAAGGCCAGTTGTTGCTTGGTGATGTATTCCTCGGTGGATGCAATCTGTGCATCGGTAGCGTTAGTGGTGTTTTTTAAGGCTTCGGCAAGTTGCTTTTGTGATGCTTCATCCTCAACGGCTGCCCTGACTCCATCCACGCCAATCTTGATCGCGTAGGCTGCGGCAGCTGCGCCAGCAACGGCAAAGGCGGCTGCGGCCATTTTGCCGTACTTTTTAAGTCCACCAGCAAATCCCTTGGCATCGTTGTCTGCCTTATTTAGGCTTCGGCCAAACTGATCTACATCAGCAAGCAGGTTAAGTTTGAGGGTTCTCACGTCAGCCATTGTTGTCATCCCACTTTTCTATTACTCGGCGATTGACCGCATCTTTCCAACGGCGTGTTAATTCTGGCTGGATTTTTTTCAGGGTTATGAAAATGCCGTAACCCTCGTTACCTCGACCTTGTGGGCGTGATCGATCAGGAAAGCGGCGACCACCATTTTCAAAAGGTGCTGGCCCACCAAACTCTGATCCAAACAACACTTGACCAGATACCGCGCCACCACTGAATCGACCCTTGCTACCACCGATAGTTACGTTGGGGATGCGATCCTTGTTGGCTCGGATAGTTGCCGCCACCTTTTGGGCTTGTGCTGGCAATGGGTTTAAGTTGTAGCTGCTTTGCATCTCTGTGGCTGACCACTGGCTAATGCTTGTCACATCATCTTTTAGGGCTTTCTTTGCGCCCTCATCCATCTGACGAAATGCCTTGTATAGCGATTTAAGATCCCGAGAGTCAGGAGTCATCTTGACTGTTATTTTGTCAGCCATGACCATTCCTCTCTCGTATTAGCGTGACCGCCGTGTTAATGTCTGCGAGCGACCAGTCCAAAAGGTCTGCCAAGGGAATGCCGGTCGATACTGCTATCCGCACCAGCGCATCCCTTAGTTCTCTTTTGGGCTATCCTCGACCACCTCAAAGGTTTCAAACTCATTGGTTACCCAGGCTTGCTGGCTTGGCATCTTTGTATGCCCTTGGGCCTTTGCGGCCTTGTAAAGCATACAAGTGATGACATCTAATGAGCCTTGGCTCATCTTGTCAGCAGCCTGGCTGACTGTGTAACCGAGTTCGCGTTCGATCTCGATCCACAGCCAAGCCGACTCATCGCTCACTATGTAGTTGTTGCCCTGTTTTGTTGTAACTGTGTATTGCATAATGGTTGCCCTGTTCTATTCGTTAAGCCCGAGCGACTGTTCCATCCTCGACTACAAAGGATAGCGAAGTAGTCAGTACGTCAGTGGCCGCGCCACCAACGGTTGGAAATACTGGGAATACTGATCCAGTGAATGTGTCGCCGTTTACATCGAACGAGAATGCCAGCGATGTATCAGGTGCAGTGTTAGCCGCATCCCAAAGCGCGCTGATGATTCCAGCTGATGATGAGTCGTCTAGGTATAGTTCCACGTTTAGTGTGGCGAACTTGTCAACGGTCTTGTAAGCGCGACCAGATAGCACTTCAAGTACCTGCTGGTTGTTTTCGCGCTCTAGTGTGACGGTTGATGCTTGGTCTGCGTATGACACCGAGTTGATACTCAAAGTCAGATTCCGACCAGTTATGTATGTTGCTGGCATGACTTGCCTTTCCTAGTTGGTTGTGACCATCTCGATGTTGAGTTGGCTGATGAGCATATCGGCGTTTCCGATTTGCGTAACTGTCGGTTGCGACCATCCACCAAGAAACGAAATGTTATTGGCTAGTAGATCGGTTACTGACAAAATTAAGGTTTCCAAGTTTGCCAAAGCCGCTTGGTTGTCGGCTGCGTTGACGATCACTGTAATGTCAAAACGCACATTGCATCTCGCCCCACCGATTGCGCTTACTGTGATGTAAGGCGATCCCGGCACAAGCACAATGGCTGGCGGTGTGATGTTTTCGTTTGGGTACGAGTAAACAACCCGACCAGCAGCTGCAAGAGTGCTGGCAAGGTTTGCCCGGTACGTTGCCAAGTTAGCCAAGGTAGCCTCGGGTGTCTAAGTGCTTGCCAAGTAGGCCTGAAACTCTGGTGAGCATGGAACGACCTAGGCGGTACGGTGCTGGGCTTTGAAAGTCCACACCCTGCTGGCCTAGTGTTCCTGTACGAGTGATCCAGATGTCGCAAGCAACGGCCAAAGCGGCTTCGCGTACTTCTGGGGTTGTGTCGTAAAGAGCTGCCTGGCTGGTCAATACTGCGCGGCCATTAGGGATGATCTGACGCTTGCTTATGTCTGCGTTGGTGATTGCAGCTTCAAAGTAGGTCACGTTGTATTCATCGTAGCCAACCTTTGTAACAGTCCGTGAGCCGTTAAAAGGTGAGCCACAACCTGTGACCGTCAATGCCTGACCTACTACGAAAGTATTGTCATGGCAGTAAAAGCGAGCGACATTGCTTGTTAGCGATACGCCAGCAATAGACACATCGTCAAAGATTAAGTAAGACAGGATTATGTTCTCGGCGCTGTCTGCTACCGCCTGGACAATAGGGTCAGCGTAGATGTCGCCGATACCCAAAACGCTTTTCAGTTCGCTTAGTGTAATCAGTGCCATTTCAATCTCCTATCGTGTAAGTGTGTGGGGGGCACAGGGCCGCACCCCCCACACTTCTGACTAACTTGATTTAGGTCAAGTTAAAGCGGCGAACGCCACCAGCGACCAAAACGCCAACGGCCAAGTAACCGTAGAGCATTGTTTCAATCTCGCCCGAGGTGACCACGTTAGTGCTCATTCTCAAAATCGGGCTTTCGTAAATTGCAACGGATGATGGGGTCACAATGAATGCTGACTCATCGATTGTTGTTGCTACTGCGTTCGGATCTACATACAGATCAAGTCCAAGCACGTTGCCGCGTAGGCTTTGTGGGCCTGCTACTCCGCCGTTGTTCTGTGGGTTGTATGCATTGTAGATTGGGCGACCAGTTGTGTCGGTTGCACCCATTAGCAATGACCACTGGGATGTGCCAGCGATGTATGCGCTTGGAAGTTCGCCAGTTGCTAGGTAAGCAGCTGGGGCTTCGGTTGAAACGTAGGAAATGATGCCAGCGGATGTTGCTGCTGTTGCAGTTGCCTGTGTTCCACCTGCGGTCAATGCTGCGATTACTGCTGCATCAGTTGCCTTGTTGTAGGCGCGTGTCATGTTGTCGACCATTGCCTGGAAAAAGTCTGGGGATGAGCGTTCCAATAGTTCTACGGAGTAACGCTGCATTCCTGCAAACTTGTTTACATCAAGGTTGACGTATGAGCTGATGATGCCAGTTTCTGACGGGCCAGCACCTTCGTTGGTGTCGGCTACTGTGCCACTGGTTGTGATTTTTGGATGGCTGATAACCATGCCTGATGCAGTGATGGCGCGTGAGCCGATTGCATCGATGGCTGGGCGTGATCCAATGGATGTATCGATAACGCTGTTTACATACTGCACTGGGGTGAACGCTGGGTTCGTGCTGAATGAATCATCGGCTGCCATAACATATTGGGCTGAATCATGGTTGCCCATTTTGGCCTTGATGCTGTGTTCCAAGTACGAGGCTTGGCTGTTGATTGGTGAACGTGGCTTAGCGTAAGCCACTGGTGCTGCGGCATGAACAACCGCTGCTGCGGTCACTTCATCTGCCACTGGTGCGGTTGTTTCTTCC